TCCCATTCTTTCCTTACTTCCCACCATTCTTTCCTTACTTCCCACCGTTCTTCCCATTCTTTCCTTACTTCCCACCATTCTTTCCTTACTTCCCACCGTTCTTCCCATTCTTTCCTTACTTCCCACCGTTCTTCCCACCAAGATTCGGTCCTTACTTCCCAGCATGTGTTGATGGAGATACTTTAATATTAACTAGCGAAGGCACAAAGCCAGCAAGAGAAATTAAAGTTGGAGATAAACTGTTAACAGTTGATGCTCTAGGGCTAGCAAAGCAACCTAACGCAACCCCTCTTGAAATAAACGTTCAAGACTTAATAATAACCAACCTAGCACACACAGAGGTTACAAATGTGATAGTCTCAGACAAGCAAGACAGAGTTTACTTCAATGGAAACAGCGAAGCTCAATTCACAGAGACTCACCCAATATTTGTAAAGCGTAATAACGAATATCGTGTAGTCGAGGCAGGTACAGTTCAAGAGGGAGATATATTAATAAATATTAATATAGAAGAGCTATCGGATAAGAACCTAAATCTAGACAGGGTAATATCAGAAATATTAATTTCTAAAATAAATAAAATTACTTTAGATATTAAAAAAGATGTTTATACATTTAGTTGTGACCCTCATAATTGGTATTTTGCAGGAAACATACTAACTCATAATAAATAGATAGGATGGTAAAAAATAATGTCATATAAAATCAAAATATTAAAAGATCATCCTATAGGATTTTGGCAACTAGATGATGTAGCAGTAAATCCAACTTTTGACTTTACTGATATTTTAGATAAATATGATACATACCAAGATTTGATAGATGCGTATGAACAGTATGGAAACATTAATTATCTTGCAGAAGATAGTTCTGGGTGTGCTAATTATGGATTATATGTGGGTGATTTTAATAATAATACAAAAAATTTTCCATTATCTCCTGGAGGAAATTACTCTATAGATATAACATCATCTAAAAGTATAAATTTTCCAATAGTTAATGGTTATTATAAAAATAGCTCCCCTGGTGGCTTTGCTACAAAAGATTATGGGGACAATGATTTTACATTAGAATGTTGGTTGTACCCAGAAATTATTACAAATTCTTTAACCACAATACTAGGTAACAGTACAAAAACGGTAGGAATATTTTATGAAAATGGGAATATAGTATTTAAATTAAATCAAGAATCTTTAGAGTATACTTTACCATTTATAAATAAATCTATGCATGTAGTCTGTGTATATTTAGTAACAGAAGCTCACATATACATAGATGGTATTTTGAGGGTAAGCAAGTTAATATCCTCTAATCCTTTTACAAATACTGAAATATTACTAACTACTGGACCCACTCAGGACTTATCAGATAAATTTTTAATAGACGATGTAGCTATTTATAGATATGGACTATCAAATACAAAAATACTAGAACATTATTCTATTGACAGTTTCACTAGCCCAGTACAAATATCTCAAGTAGATAATGGAGAGCTTTTTGAATTTTATGATACAGATATCAGCAAAGTTTTTTCTTACTCCTATCCATTAAATAGATCATGGCAAGAGTTAATAACAGAAGATTTGTATTATGATCAAACTAGTCAATACATTCAAATAAAAAAAGAAAATTCTACAGATAGCAAAGTTGTTGTTTTGCAAGACACTATATATTTGCCAGCGGCTACCACTATGAATTCTTCTAAAATAGATTGGTTTGGAGATAATGGGGTAGTTGTCGAGACTAGTTCAGATGGAGTAAATTATTCTACATGTACAAATGGAGAATCTATACCTCAATACAAAAGTTCACAATTTTCTAGTAGCAAGGTTTTAAATATAAAAATAACAATAACTTCTGGAAATATATCTAAATATTTACCAAAATTATATAATTTAAATATTAGCTTTTATAATAATCAAATTATGTATTCAAAAAATGGATCAAGTTATTTGTCAAAAATTCAAGACCTAGATTTTTATTTAGGGCAAAACGCATATCCAGTTATGTACAGGGATCCAAAAAATGGAATATTGGTACTAGAAAACTCTGGATTTAAAATTAACCTATCTGAATTAAAGCAGTCTGTAGAATTTTTTTACACCCCGTACTCTTTAAATAAAAGCCTGCTTGTTAGCTCTATTGTAAATGGCAGCGGGGCAGCCAGTGAATATTCATGGAATACAAATGGGTCAATTAATAAAACAAATATAGCCTCTATATATGTTAATGGGGTAGATGTATCTGCCCAAACCCTGATATCTAATATATTTAAGGTAAAGGGAATACATCATGTTATAATTAATTTTACAGCCCCAATATATGGCGTAGTAACAGTAAACCATAAATCATCTGGATCCGTCAAATCTTTATATCAATATATGTCATTTTATAAAGAATTACTAGATTATAATAAGATTATTAATCATTATGATTTATATACCTCTAGGCAGTCCTATCAAACCAGCGGATCTTCCATAACCTTGTCCGAAAATTCAGTAAACCTATATAATAATGACTGGCTTGTGATACAAAACTCATAATCTTGTCAATTGTCTTGACAAAATATGGACTTTGACCACAAGTAATGGTAGAATTAATACCTAATGAATATTAAAAATGTTAATCAAAAAGTAATAGAGGAAACGACTCTAGGAATATACGTGTGGGAAATGCCAGACGGAAGATGGATTGGCGATGACGATGGAAATTTTTTATCAATAACATCTAAAAAAGGTAATCGGTCAAAGATAGACTTGCTAGCCAGAGAAGTAAGATCATTTGGAATATATGAAGGTCAGCCTAAATTTTTATCAGGTAGACGTAAAATTAATGATGAAGAACTTCAACACCAAAAACAAAGATTAGATTGGGGTCTAACACCAGATCCGCTAGATATCGGCGTATACAAAGATTCAATTAAAAATGGAGGAAAGCCTTAATGGAATTTATTAATGATGATACAGAGTTTGTTCAAAATATAGATATATCAAATTCTGCCGATTGGGTAAGATTTAATAGCAAAGAGGCTGCAATAGACAATGACCCATTTAATATCGGAGAATTAGAATTAAAAAAAGTTAATGGACTTAGCACTAATTTTAAACGAAAAATGTCTAGAGAGTTTTCAAAAAGATTTGTTGGTCAAGACGGAACTGGAACTCAACAAAATTTATTGCAACAAGCAGTTACTGGATATGCAATGTTCGACTTGGTCGAACCAGTTTATAACTTAGAATACCTTTCAAAAATTTATGAAATATCACCGTATAACTACGCAGCAATTAATGCAAAGGTTGCAAATATTGTAGGACTTGGATTCACATTTGTAGAAACGAAAAAAGCAAACGATGCCTTAGATAACATCTCAGATGAAAAACAATTAGATAGAGCACGTAGAAAATTAAACAAACTTCGTCAAGATTTAGATACTTGGCTAGAAGAAACAAATGAAGAAGAGACATTTACAGAAACACTAATTAAAGCCTATACAGATTTAGAGGCTACAGGAAATGGATTTATTGAAATTGGTAGAACTACTTCAGGTAATATAGGATATGTTGGACATATTCCAGCAAAGACTATGCGTGTTCGTCGTTTGCGTGATGGATTTATTCAATTGCTATACGGAAAGGCCGTATACTTTAGAAATTTTGGTGATCAAGAAACTCTTAATCCAATAGCCGATGCAACAGATAGACCAAATGAAATTATTCATTTAAAGAAATATACACCAATGAATAATTACTACGGCCTTCCAGATATAGTCGCAGCACAAACATCAATGGCTGGCAATGAGTTTGCTGGTAAATATAATTTAGATTATTTTGAAAATAAAGCAGTTCCAAGATATGTAATTACTGTTAAGGGCGCAAAGCTCTCACCAGAATCTGAAAGAAAACTATTGGAGTTTTTTCAAGTAGGGCTAAAGGGTAAAAACCACAGATCATTATATGTACCACTTCCACCAGACAGTCCAGACTCAAAGGTTGAATTTAAAATGGAGCCAATTGAGGCAAACTCTCAAGAGTCTTCATTTAATGTTTAT